GTCGAACTGATCCGCCAACGATGACGGCGCAGCAGACGCGGCAGGCTTGGCCGCAGCCGGCGCGGCCGGTGCGGCGCCGCCCTTCTTCGGCGCGGCGCCTATCGAGTCGAAATCGTCGGCAAGGCTCATTGAATAGCACCCATCCCTTCAAGTGTGCGGATTTTGTTGCCGAATGCCTTCTGATCCGCGGGGCTCATGCTGGCTTTGAAATGCGCGCGCTGATCCGGCGTCATGCTTTGGAACTGCCACACGCGCGGGTCGGCCGCCTGATTGAACTTCGTGAGCGTCGATTGGTAGCCCGCAACGTCGTTGTTCAGCTTGTACGGCTGCAGCAACTTCTGCTGCGCGAGCGCCATGTTCTGCGCCCCGATGACCTGATCTGCAGCCTCTTTGATCGCGTCCGACGACATGGTGCCGTTCGGGTTCGCAGCAGAGGCCATTGCGCCGGCCGCGTCTGTTCCGCCAGCGCCTTGACGTGACGTGAGGTTCAGTCGCGCCATGTTCTTCTTCAGCAAGTCGGTCGCCGTGTTCAGGTCGGTTTGCCCCTTCTCGCCGAAGATCGAGAGAATGCCGTTCACCGCCGCCAGCTTGTCGCCCTGCTTGCCAGTCAGCGCCTTGTCGGCATACGCCTTGATGTTCTGCGCGATGCCGATGTTCGTCTGCGCGTTCTGTGCGTCGGCGCCGACAGCTTTCCAGTGATCGTTGACCGTCTGCACGTTGCCATCGTTCGAGCCCTGCACGCCCATCGGCGTACCGGTCGCGACGAAGTGAGCCGGACCACCGGACGGCGCCGGCGCGGCGGCAGGCTGCCCCGGCATCGGCGCTGCTTGCCCTGCTCCTTGCGGGTTCGCGGCAGTAGGCAGCGGAGGAACACTCCACATTTCACCGCGCGGAACGACACCGGGCGTGCCGTTCGGACCCATGACGCTGACCGGGCTGGTTGCCGTGGTTGGGTCGAGCGTCTTGGTCATCGTCGAGCCGATATAGCTCGGGTTCGTGATGACGTTCGAATCGTTGACCTGATACGAGCCGCCGAGGTCCTGAACGACCGGCTTCGGCGTAATCGAGCCGAGCTGTGCGCCGACGTCCTGAAACGACGCCAGCTTTTGTTGAAACCACGGCTTGAACTGTGACGGATCGTCCGGCATCTGCGCAATCGTCGCCTTCACCATCTGCGGGCTGACGTGCCCCTGATTGATGGCGTCGCCCGCGATCTGCAGAAACTTGCCCTGCGCATCTGGTTTGCTCGGGTCCACCGTCGCGAACTGCTGCGTCAGAAACTTGAGGCTGTCCGCATAGTTGTTGCGCTGATCGTTGTTCAGTGCAACGTCGCCGCGGTCCAGCGTCTGCTGCTGCTGCTTCTGCGTGTTGATGCTCTGCACCACGTCGCCAAGCTTGAACGCCGCAGCCGGGTCGCCGCCGATCAGTGCCATCAGCTTGTTGTTGTCGACGCGGCCCGTCGTCGGGTCAGTTGCCTTTTGATAGGCGGCCGAGATCGCGCGGTTTGCGTCGAGTCCCTGCTGCGCGGCAAGCCCGTTCGCGTTATAGGCGCGGAACTGCGCTACTTGCAACGCCTGCTGGAGCGGGTTGAACTGCGGCGCTTGAGCCTGGAGCGGGATCGAGGTATCGAGTGGCATCGTTAGACCGTGAAGTAATTCGGGTTGCCCGCCGACGTCGTGCCGTAAGTCGGGTTCGCTGCAGCCGCTGCGGGCGCCGCATTGTTCTGCATCAGGCCATACGTCATCGCCGCATTGCCGACGTTTCCGAGCGCGCCGCTTAGTGCATTGGCCGAACCGACCGTGCCGGACGCCTGCGCATTCGCGCCGCTCGTCAGATAGTTTCCGGCATTGGCCGCCGCAGCCGTTCCCATCTGGCCGGTCATCGCGGCCGAGTTCTGGCCGGTCTGAACCGCCGTTTGCAGACGGTTGATCTGGTTGCCCATTACGCTTTGGTTCGTGTTGTACTGGCTCAACGAACTATTGAAATTCGTGTTGTAGCTTTGAAGCGCACGATTGAACACGTCGTTATAGGTCGAGTCCGCAAGGCCGGTCGAGTAGTTTGCCGCCCCTTTCAGCGCCGCGCCTGACGTACCTAGCCCGCGGGCCGCCGCGCTGTTTTGAACCGACTTCAGCCCTTGATTAAGCGTGAACTGATACCCCGGCGTCGCCTGCGCTTGCGCTGCCGTTGGCGCGCTGAACTTGTCTGCGTAGAACCCTTGAGTCAGAAACGGGTTATTGAGCAGCGATTGCAGGCTGTCAATATTGTTCTTGCCGAAGTCCGTAAAGGGCTGAAGGTTCTGGACGTTCTGCTGATACTGGTCGTTCTGCAGCTGCGCGGCAGCGTCTGCCGCATTAGCCTGCGTCTGAGCCGCGCTCTTTGCAGCGTTGCCCGACACTATCGCGCCACCTACTGCGCCAGCCGCCGCGATGCCGCCGCCGACGATCGCCGCTGTGGCCGCCGAAATACCGAAAGACATGGTTTTATCCCTTTAGACGGTTTGCGATCAGTTGCGCGTTGTCATCGCCGCCGAGCAATTCCTGATTTGTTGATTCGGTCAGTTCGACAACAAGCTTGTCGAGGTCCGTTTCTTCTGTCGCGTGGACAGTCGTCCAATACGTGTCCTTGCGGGCGTAGCCGGCGCGCTTGGCGCCAGGCTTCGAGGCGATGATTCGGTGTTGGTCGGTAATGCGTTGCATGCCGTCGTCCGTCGTCACGTCGATGTCACCGGAGACGATGCAAAGATGTTCGGTCTTGTGGACTGCGCCGGTGAGAACGGTTCCTTTCGGGATAAGCATTTTTCGCGCATACAGGCCGGGCGCGAAGAAATGCCAGACAGGGCAGTCGACCTGCGGAAGCTTCTGCAACTCCTCCTCAAGCCGATAGACGCGCTCGTGCGACACGCGAGCATCGCCGGCCGCCGCAATCGCCGTCGACTCACTCATGCCGCGTCCTTTACGTATTCGATGCCGCTCACGCTGATCGAGCAGCCGTTCCCGTCCGCGAAAAGCTGCGTGCCCGGTTCGAGCTTGTGATTCACGAGCTCGGGAAACTGCGCGGTCGCGCCGGCAAGAATGGTCTTAGCCGCAATGCGCGTCGTGCCGTCGGCCGATCGCCCGGACGGAACCTTGTAGACGTTGAGCGTCAGAACGCCGCCTGTCGGGTTGTTGGCGCTCGCCGCCTGTATCGATGCGGACGTTGCGGTCGGCGCGGTGTACAGGCTTGATGCGGAGCCTGTCAGCGTCGCGCCCTTCACCATTTCTTTGTAAGTCGTTGTCATGCCTTACCCTCGCGCATAGACGGTCTGCGTCCCGATCGGGATAGCTGACGTGAAAGTGATCGTGGTTCCGGAGATCGTGTATTGGTCCGTGCCCTGAAACGTGCCGTCAAAGTGAACCAGAACGGCCGCCTTGCTCGCGTATGACTTCGATAGCGTCAGGCTCGTCGTGGTCCCCGGCGTGAAGTTCGTTCCGGAGACGAACTTGTCCTCAACGGTCGCCGATATGCCGTCCAGCTTCGCCTTATCCGTAGCAGACAGGAAACCGTTCGCCGTTTGCGTAGCGAGCGCGTGAAGGTCCGGCGCGTCCTGTATTCCGTGCGTCGGGACAAGCGAATCCGGTTCAGGCTCGCGTAGCGCCACAGCCAGCGCGGAAAGCGCCGCCTCAACGTCAGCAATGCGCCGCGCAAGTTCGGGCGCATAGTTCGGCGCGACAAGCGATTGCATCTGCTGGAACGCCTCAGCGAGCTCGCCGGAAAGATCGATCGACGATTCGCCCGCCGTTCCGCCCGTCCGATTGAACAGCGCTATCAGGAGCTGGAACCAGACCATCGACAGCCGCCCCGTCTTGGGGTCGACCATCGGCACGCCAACGTCTGGAAAGTTTGTCGGCGTGCTCATGTCCTAGCCCTTGATACGTCCACCCATGCGCCGTTCAGTGCCGTCTTGACCGGAGCGGACCATGACAGTTCGAACACGCGATCGCGAGCGTAGCCGAGGCGCTGCCATTGAATCGATGTCAGGTATTCGCCGACCTTGCCGAGCGTGTTCGTAACCGCGTTGCCCCATGAGCGCCCGCGATCATCCGACCAACGCAAGCGAATTTCAGGCGGTGCGCTGTCATCAGACAGGCCGTTTCCAACTTCCATGTCGGCGATGAACTGGCGGAACATAACGCGGTTGCCATCGCTGCCCGAGATATGCGGAAAGCTTCGAACGCAGAGCAGCGGATTGCCGTTGTCGGTATATGCATTCGGATCGAGCGCGTAGACGCTGCCCGTTTTCCAATCACCAACAAGGTTTCGGCCGCCGTTGAACGAATAGCAGTTCATTCGGTGCCGACTGAACGAGCCGTCAGCCTCCAAATAACCGCGTTCCGCCCATTGGCCGGTTGCGGTATCGAAGCACCATGTCTTATTGGCGGTCGGGAACGTCAGCACGTAGAAAGCATGGCCGCCTTGCAGGTACGAAAAGCCGATCGCGTCGTCGATCCGGCTGTACGTTAGAAACTCCTGCTCCATCGCGTGCGTCGAAATGCGCTCTGCAGCGTAGTTGCGGCCAGCAAAGACGACGCCCTGCCCTTGCAGGTCTTTGCCGAGCCAGAACAGCGCGAGATCGATCTTTGCCACCGAATGCTTCGCTGCGCAGCCATGCTCGATGAACACGCCAGGCATGCGGCCGAACGTGAAGTCAGAGGCGCCGGTGTTGTACCAGACTTCAGTCGTCAACTCGCCGAACAGCCATATCTCGCGGTGCATCACTGCGAGCGTCACAAGGTTGTCCGCATACGTCGATTTGCTGGCAATGTCGAGCGAGTCGAAGGTGATGTCGTTGAACTTCGAGATGTAGAAATGTTGCGTGTTCGGCTGGTTGAACACAAAATAGCCGTCGACATATTCGACGCGATCCGCACCGTAGAACGCCGAGTCATTGCAAATTGCAAAGACGTTCGTGGAAATATCGATCGTGTAACCGTCCGTGGAGCCGTCCACCAGAAACGCGGAAGTCCCGTTGTCGATCATCGAAACAACGCCCGACTGCGTGGAAAGCGCGCCGATCTGCGTGTAGACATTCGATGTGTTCACGTAATAGACGCTTTCGCCCACCACTTCGAAGCGCTTTCCATTCGTCGCGGTGTAGATGCAGCGCGACTCGCCCGCAACGGGCGGCATCGACACGAGCGTGAGGCCCGGCGTGGGGTAATACGTGAACGGCGCAGGCGACCCTTCCGGGTTCTGCTCACCATACAAATTGACTTGACGCTGCGCGTTCGCGATTATGCTTTTCGCGGTATATGCACCGCCAGTCAGAGGGATTCGCATCAGGCCTCATTTTTTCTTAACAGGTTCAAGCAATTCCTCAATCGGAACGCCTCGCCACACTCGGTGGCGCATAGTGCCAAGTGGAACACCAGAAAGCCTTGCCGCCTCTCTGATCGTCATCTCGCCTTTCAAGGTCATGATCGTCGGATGGTTTCGGTTGATCCCTTGCTCAGTAGGCGTCGCCCATCGGCAGTTCGACGGCTCGTAATCTCCGTCGTTGTCAATCCGGTCAATTGACAGGCCGCTTTTATATGTCGCGGCCATGTCCGCATGGAAGTTCTCGAACGCTTGCCACCGGTCGCAGACCTTGATGCCCCGCCCGCCATACCGATGGAACATTTCGTGATTGGGATTAGCGCAACGCGCCTTCATGCCACTCCACACCACGCTAAGACGCGACCTAGCCATGCCATGCGTGCGCGCCTTTGATGCGGAAACTTCCTTTCTGCGGCAGCCGCACGACGTCGAGACGCCCTTTCTAAGACTTGGGCCTGCGACCATCCGCTTTTCGCCGCACTCGCACTCGCAGTTCCAGCCGTAGTGCTTCCCGAGCTTTTCGCCGATTCCGATTACGGTCCAACGCCCGAATTTCATGCCAGTCAAATCAATCAGGTTCTTCACTTAGGCCTCCTTTTGAGATGCCTAAGTATAACATCTATGCTGTTGCGCGTACTAGTACGGCCTATCGCTGTAAATATTCCAACGCTGCTTCGAGCCAAGGCCGCGCGGCATCGTCATGGCTTGGATGCTCGTGTTCATGCGCTTTACGACGCGCTTGGCGTTGATTGCAAGGCCGATCAGCGTGCGCTGCGGTTCGATCTGATACGACGGCGCCAGATAGAGCGCCAGGTTGTAGCGGATCGCCGTCATGTACTCAGGCGGCAGGTTGATCACCGTTGCCGGCGCCGCGAACTGCGGCAGCGCTTCCATCGTTACGATGTGCAGTTGGAACGTGCTGTCAGGAACCGGGTAATAGATCAGGTTGCCGAGCGGATATGCCGGGTCGTAATACGCATACGACGGGAAAGACTGCAGCGCCTTAAGAGCGATGCGCGCATAGTCCTCGCGCGCGTCGATGATCGTCACCGGGTAATCGATCGGCGTTGCGCTGCCGGCGTTCAGCCGCGCATAGGCTGCGCTGATCGCAATCGGCCGCTGAATGTTGAAGTTGCCGCCAGTGCCGACGGTGTAGGACTGCGCGCCGGTCGACGGGATGGCCGTGTCGACCAGGTGATAGACGCTCAGGCGCTCGCCTTGCCACTGCCCTAGCATCATGTTCAGCGTAGCGAGCGCGTCCGCGGTGTCGTCGGCAGAGATCGACTGTCCGATGCCGAGCGCGCCAATGTCTTTCAGCGCGAGCGTAATGAGATCAACCGCGGTCGTAGCCATCAAGCAGCCTCAAGTGCGGCCCGAATCTTGTCATCGGACCAACGTTTATCGATCTTCACACCCTTTTCGGCGGCGATCTGGATCAGGATTTCGCGCTCGTCTGCCGTGTCGGCGCCAAGCAACGCGGCTTCTTCTTCGGCCGATTGCACAAGCTGGTCGCCGATCCACTTTGGATAAGCAACAAACTCGGGGGATTCTTCGCGCGGCACAGGCGGCACGTAGACAGGCACAGCAAAGCCGGAAAGCGCGTCGAGCTCGTCCTGGCTGTTGACGAGGCGTTGCGCGCCGTCGGGGCCAGTCGCCCACGCGGGAAACTCTTGATATGCCATTGAGTCCTCGGAATGAAAAACCCCCGCCGAAGCGGGGGCCGATTGCTGGATCAGCGGCATTTACCGGATGATCTTCGTTGCAAGTTCCGGGTAAATCGCGCTGTATCCATAAAGGACGTCGATTCGGCAAGGCACGGTATCGGTGCCGATCGCGTACTGGCGGCTGATACGCATCGAAATGCCCTTGTGCATGCGGCGAGCGCCCCATGCGCCGTACTGCGCGACATCTTCCAAGTCGGCGGTCACGAGCGTGAAAGCGTCCTTGTGATAGCCGAGGTTCGCGCTGTATTGCGTCGATGCAACGACGTCCCATGTCACCACAGCCGCGTTCGCCGGGCCGGCCGAAACGGTCTGATACTGCTGGTTCGATGCCGCGGTGTTGATCGCCGGGAAGATCGCGAGCGTTGCGTTACCCGAGCCGTCTGCCGTTGCGTCAGCAGTGACGACGAACTGGCGCAGCACGCCGGTCGTCTGACGGTTCTGCGGGTTCACGCCGAACACGCCGGCGATGGTGAACACGTCGCCCTTCTTGACCGTGGCAGCAGCGCCAAGGCCCGTCACGAGCAGCGACGAACCGGTTTGACCTGCGCCGGAAACGGTGCCGTTGGTGCGCGTGCCAGTCGTGAACACGTTCACGTTCTGATCCATGCCGATGTCGAAGCCGAGGCCGGACGGCGAGAAGATGCCCGACTCATACTGCGCGCCGACCTTGTTCGACGGGTTGAACAGGCCAGCAGCAGCCTTGACCATCGAGCCGTTCGTTGCCGGATCCCATACGACGGTGCGCTGACCATCGCGCGGCGCCGCTTCGTTATCGAGCTTGACGCCCGCATTCAGCAGAACCGAGATATCGTTCGGCGTGGTGCCGACCGTGCCGATGCTGTTTGCAACGTTGCCCGCGAGCGCGAGGCCGTCGAAGTCGATCTTGTTGGCGATCGTCGCCATTGCCGGCTTGATGTAGCGATCGGCGAATTCGTCGACAACCAGCGTCAGTTCTTGCGAGCTGAACGTGAAGTCAACGTGAAACTGAGTCGTCAGCGTGATCGGAACCGAAGTTTCGTTCACGTTTTCGAGGTTCAGTGCCGGGCCGGTCGTACCGACGAAGCGGTTCGGCTTACGTGCGTTGACTGTCGAGCCGATCTTCGCGCCGCTGACAGCGAATTCCTTGCTGTATTCGCGGTTGATGCGCGACGAGAACGTCAGGTTGTTCTCCAAGATCATCAGCGATTCGTCGAGAATCTTGGTCGGGGTAAGAAGCGTATTTGCCATTTAAGTGTCAGCCTTTGTTTCGTTTCTTCCAAGCGATGTATTCAGCCGTCGAGCCGAATTCGGCCGGTTCAACCGGTGCGGATTTGCCGCCAACCGGTGTGATCGGCGCGGGCGCCTTGGAAACTTGTTTCGGAGGGGATGCCTGA